CCTGAATGATAATCGGTTTGCCTCCTGGCATTGTTGCAGGAACTGGTGCCATATCATTTTGTTTCGGACCTTGCCCACGTACATCACTTCCTCGTCCGTTGCCAATACCTTCTAATCTTTCAAGTTGATCTATAGCAGCACCAGCATGTACTAAACCTCGTATAGTGTCTTTCACTGCTCCTCTTGGTGCATCACCACCATAAAAAGCTGCTTCAAGTTTTGGCATGCTTCTGTAAAGTGAGTTGGCAAAACTACCAAACTTTTGACCCATATTACTATCAAAGTCTAAGGCAGCAAACCTTTCAAGGTCTGTTAGAATATCACCGAAACCAACAATGTTGATATCATTTAAACCCTCAAGTGGTTTTAATTGTTCAACCATTTTTGCAAATTTATTATCTTCTTCAGTCCCGAAGAAATTGTTAAACACATCTTTGACACCCTGAGTTAAACTTCCAATAGCATCACCAGCAAAGAACGCAGCAATACCTAAACCAATTTTCGGTAGTGCTTCCCCTAATTTGAGTAGCATATCACCGTCAAGTCCTGTCAGTTGTTTCAACCCATCTGACATATTTGTCATGAGTTCTTTGGTATTCTCTCCATTTGCACCAATCACATTACCGAGTGCTGCTAAACCTTCAAAAGCAAGGAAGAACGAAGCAATACCTGCACCAATCATACCCATACCAATAGCAGCAGCACCACCTAATCCTGTTGCACCAAATATAGCACCTGCTGCTAAAAGACCACCAAGAGCAATCAATGAATTCTGATCTAATGCCCCAATTGCTGCCCCAAAGTTCTTGACGAGTTCAACAGCATGTTCACCAGTACCAACGTTTGCTGCTATAAAGTCTGTTGCCGCAAATCCTAAGAAGAAAGCAGCAATACCTGCTGACAAAGCACCAATACCAAGAACCATTTTCATTTTGGTTTTTTCGTCAGTGATTTTACCTAATATCATGCCAGTGCCGAGTATTAACCCCAACGCTCCCATTGCTTCTATCGTCATATTGCTGATTGCGTTACTAAATCCCTTTGTCGCTTTTGCGATATTACCAAAGTCCGAGTTCAACCAACCCATCGCTTTATCACCGATAGCAAGACCAATAAAGAATCCTGAGATACCAGCACCTAGAGAAGCAACTCCTAGTGCTACGTCAGTTGGTTTTTTCGCTAAAGCACCACCGACACCACCTGCGGTAAGTAGAACGCCAAGTATAGCAACTGCGGCAGGATCAAGTGACATGATCATATTGGAGAACCCTGCCATCGCTCCCTTTAAACCAGAGAAGTTAAGGTCTACCCAACCCATACTGGCGGCACCGCCAATTATAGCATCACCAACTAGCAAACCACCAAGAAAGGCAGATATTGCAACACCCATAGTTCCAAGACCTTTGGCACCTTTAATACCACCGACTGCTGAGATACCCATGATACCAGCAAGAACTATAAATGATTTGGGATCCATAGACATAATCATATCTGAGAATCCAAGTGCTGCTGCTTTTAATCCTTTGAAATTAAAATCTGCACCTATTGATTTCATAAATGAAAGGGCAGCGTCACCTGCTAATAGACCTCCAAAAAATGCTGGAATAGCAATACCCATTGCTGCTAGACCCATCGCACCCTTCATGATGCCACCAGTCATTTTGCCTAGTATATCGCCGAGACCTTTACTTAAGAAGTTGGTTCCTTTTTTGGCATCATTCTTAGCAGGAGTTGGGGCACCACCTGCTGTGGTACCAGTAGATCCCTCACGTTTTGCTTCTGCTGCTTGCCTGACTGTCTTTTCTTGAAGTCCATACAGTTTTTGAAAATCTTCTCTTAAACCATGTATTCCACGAGCAATTGACTCGTCCACTTTCATTTGTGAACTGAGTTTCTGATTAATATCGCTTAAAGTTACTTCTGCCATCTAAGATCCTTGTGCAGCTTGCTCTTGCCTTTGTTTTTCTTCCTTCAGGTGTTGGACTAACATAGTAAGATAGACTTCCCTCTCCCATGGCACCATTCCCTCAAGTTCTGAAAGGGAATAACTGTAATGTTGTAGCAATTGAAAATTAGTGTTATAATAATTTTCCATTGTCTCATGTGAGAGGCAAACTAGAAAAAACTGTCCATACCCTCCACTAGCATATCGTTTTCATGACCACAATGTTCACAGGTAAATTTATCTTTAAAAGTTAATTTTGGTATATCTTGAATAAACTGTGCAACTTTCTCAAACTGTTGACTGTTCAGAGAATCAATGAAATTAATTCTTTCTTGCATTGATTCGTTTTTCATATCAATACGTTCTTCTTCGGTGAACAATGTTTTCATACAAGATATAATCAAGTTCATTGAAGCATCACTTGCGGTTGGAGTTTCTTCTCCATCAAAAACGCTAGTGTTTGCCATGAGGTCTTGATATGTCGGATAATGCATCTCAACTGAAATTTCTGGTGTGAGTTGTACTGTCTTTGCTTTCATATCACCAACGATTTCAGTTTTCATGATATCAACTTTTACAGAATTTTCACCTTCACATTCAGTGCATTTCATAACCAAGTCAGATGTTTCACCAACTGATTTGGTTCTTATTCGTGTAAAAATATAATCTACATCAAAAGAAGATAATGACATTACATCGATATCTTCTTGCACACATGATTTAATTGTATCTGTGATTGCTCGGATAACCTGTTTCGGTTGATTCGATTCTCCGGCAATAAGTAGAATTTTTTGTTCTTTTACAAGGAAAGGACGATAGTGAATAACTTCCCCTGATGATGGTAATTTAAGATCATACCAAATTGTTTCATTCAAACGTGGCAATGCCATCTTTACTTTACTCCTATCCTAAAAAGCCAGAAAGGGATCCTAAACTGGCGTCAAGTGAAAATAGTCCCTGATTATCTACAATCGGTGACCATTTAGTATATGTCATTTCAACTGTCAACTGCATTATACCATCAGCATCGTTGGTGAATTCAGTTTGCGTTATATTTGTTGGGAATGCTTCTTCTAATAAAGCACTATAAACAGTTCCTTGCCCAATACCAACATTGAGACTGATCGGACCTGCACCAAACCGTTTATTGGTTATGGGTTTTCTTAATTGATGTATCTTAAGTTGCCTTGCATAATTACTTTGATATAATGCCTTGCCAGTATTTTGTGCAACTGTTGAAGCATACCATGTATCAAAATATTTACGAACACTATAATCATTTAAAAGTAGGAAGGTCATATTTACAGACCCAGCACCAGAATACCCATAAGCAACTTTTCGTGCGTGAACGCCCATCTTTTGATCTAATGTCAAAACTGTTTTTGGAGGTATGCCAACCTGTTGGCAAAGAAGGTTCAGTTCATTACCACTCATCAAGTTTCTAACAGCACTGAGGATACCACCACTATTTGAACCGAAGTCTGTTGGGAGTTCTATCATAAACTGATTAGGTTTTGCTACCCCAAGTTTAAACGATACTGCGGATTTTAATTGGTCTATGCTTGCCATTAAATCATCTCTCTTGAGTTTTTGTAAACTTGTTTCCCACTTGCCTTTGCCCAATCAGCAGTTGGCATAAAGGTTGCTATTTCCCATTCCGTGGGTGCTACTCTCCCGAGTCTTGATTTTACATGAGCAAAGAGGTAATGTTTGAAGCAAGGTTTATAATATCTCAATGTCCTTACTTTATTCATCATTTCATATCTTGCTTTGAATCTAGTTGTATCATCAAATTTCTTATTATTTGTGATATCCATAAGACCATCTAAAAACTTTGCTCTGAGAACAGGAGGAAGATAATGTAAATTCATTCCATAGAAACCTCCTGGCGCTGGTCCAGAAATAATCGCTAAAGGGAATCTATCATAGAATGGTAGTGTATCTTTTGTTTTCGGATCATAGAAAAACATATTCATTGTTCCGATAAGTGGTCTTGACTTATTAACAAGTTCCACTTCATCTGACCGCATCAATTCAAGACGATTTACACGTCTTAATTGTTGTAGTTTGGTACGAAACCATTGGCGAGATTCATCAGTGCGTGGTGTGATTCCAGCACGGAATGCTTCTAATTCTAAATTTTTAAATAAGTTGGCGTCGCTCATAATACTATTTATATCACTTTTTGCGTTTTTTCTTATATGGTTTCAGAGGTTTTAATTGCTTCAGTTTCTTCATAATACCCATAGAATAAAGTGTTTCTTCTGTCCATATCTGGAATTCCCAACCTCTATCCTTTGCATAACTATTTGCTGCTTCCCATTTATTCATATTCTTGACATAAGTCATCGCCTCACCAATATATCTTTTAGACTTATCAGGTCTTTTTGGTGGCGCAGTTTCCTTATCTGGTTTGATTTCAACCAATATAGTCTTATTGTTTTGGAATGTAACTTTCAAGTCTACGAAGTATCTATGCATCTTTTTGTCAATATCCCATTTATAGGGAACGACAACCTCTTCGGATGACCACTTTACAACGTCAGGATTTGAGTCACACCATATAAAACATGCTTTTTCCCAAGATGATCTGTACGTCACCTTGTCAGGATCTCCCTGATACTTCTTAATGTTCTTTACTCTATATCTGCCAGAATATGCCATGTTTCATTATAAATAGGTTTATATTTTTTTATTTATGAAGGATATAATATGGCAATATCATCAGCAGATCAGCACGACCCAAGAGGTAGGCAACAAATAGGAACTTCCCCAAATCAAGGTGGGAATAATACTCCTCAGGAAACAGGGTCTACGCAAGAAATAAAGAAAAACAAAACGGTTTCAGAGGTAATCAAATTTCCTTTAAATCGCCAAGATATGTACCCTGCGCATATTGTATTTCATCCATATAAGATCGATACAGGTTTGATAGATGCTTCTTTAGGTGAAGTCTTTAACAGTCCTCTCGTAAAAAATTATAAAGAAAAAACAAATTCAAAGTCGGTAAATGATGACGTTGCTGCAACAGGATATGATGAAGCAGCAATGGGAATTGACCCTGCAACCTCTCAGAATGATGCTAATGTAGTAGTCGAAGAATCACAAGAACAAGGTGATCGTGCTGCAATCAGGAAAGAGATTGCAGATACTCAAGAAGTGATGGGCAGTAAACAAACTGACCTTCGTGCATACAGAGACACTAAAGCACCTGCTATCCAATTATTTTTCCCACCTGCTTTACAATATAATGATGCAGTAAACTATAACAGCGCAAACTTAGGTGCTGGAGGTGCGACTGCTCTTGCTGCCCTAAATCAAGGTGAAAGCATCGTTGGAGCATTGGGTAAAGGTTTGGGCGAAGGCATGGAAAGTATTTTTAATCTTGCCTCCGGATCTTTATCAGCAGAAGCAGCAAAGGTTGCGGCATCTAGAATATCTTCAAAACTTCCAGCAGGATATGCTGCGGCAGGATCAAGTGCATTACAAACAGGATTGAATCCTGGGACAAGATTATTGTTTGATCAACCAGCGATGCGTAGTTTTTCGTTCTCTTTTAAATTAATTCCTACTTCTCCAGAGGAAGCAAGAATAATTAGAAGAATCGTTAAAGAACTTAGATTTCAAATGTATCCGAGAGAAATTGATTTATCTCCTGGCATTCCTATCGGTTATCAGTTCCCTAACATCTATAGAATCGAGTTCGGGTTTGATAACGGAAGTTTACAAATACCAAAGATCCAATATTGTTATCTGAAAGATGTTCAGGCAGCATATAACTCTACCAGTGGCGGTGTCTTTTTTGATGATGGTCATCCTACTGAAATAGATTTAAACCTTACATTCCTAGAATACAGAGCATTAAGTAAGAGAGATATTGAGGCAGGATTCTAATGCAATACTTTAAAAATTTCAGAAAAACTGGTTACACGTTTGGTGATGCCCATGAAAATATTGGTGCGGCAGTACGACAAATAGAACTGGTCAGAGACCTTACTCAGTATGTTGATGTGGTAGATCAGGTCAGAGAAGGAATACATTTCTATGAACCATATAATATCATAGACGGTGAACGTCCTGATCAAGTTTCTCAGTTCCTATACGATACTCCAATTTATCATTGGACATTTGCTATGATGAACGATAGTATTCGTGAACATGGTTGGCCATTGACCTTGAATCAAATGGATCAAAAACTAGCAACTGATTTCCCTCATCAATATATTTACGTTCGTGCTGACCTTTCAAATGTGTTTTTACAAAATGAATTTGTAACTGGAGCGATATCAGGAACTCGTGGTAAAATCATTAAACGTGATCTTGATCATGGGATAATTGTTGTGGACACTTTTGCTTATAAAAATGCTGGAAGGTCTAGCACTTTCAGACAAGGGGAAGCAATTACTTGTACAGGTCAATCTGGAAATACAACTACTCTTACAATTCAGGGGACTGGTAATGAGTTTCTTGCTACTCACCATTTTGAAGATGGTGATGGTAATCAGGTAGATATAGATCCTACATCTGCACCGCCAGCAATATATAATGAAGTAACAATCACCGATCGTTACCACCGAATAAATAACTCATTAAAGCAAATAAAGGTAATCAAACCTTCTAACATTATTCAAGTCGCGAGTGCGTATAAGAGAGCATTGACCAGCTAATGGCAGAACCAACTAAAAAGTATGTCTTAGACAGCGTATTGATATATTCATCTCGCTCTACAATTCCAGTAGAGATCGCTAATCTCGTCTCTGACCTTGATATATACGAACATCTAGACAGTCCATTTCTAACTGCACAAATTGCATTTACAGATGAATCTAGACTGATGGATAGACTTGATATACAGGGTGCAGAGTTTGTGGAAGTTAAGATTAAACCTTCTACTGATAGTGAACCTCTTATTGAAAAACGATTTGTTATTGAAACGATTATAGAAGAAATTAAAGTCAATCAAACCTCTGAAATGGTAGTCTTAAGTTTATATGAAGATATTCTTTTTAAATCAAATTTTAAAAATGTAAATAAATCATATGCTGGTGACCCTTTCCAAATTATATCTGATATCGCTTCTGAGTTTTTAGATAAAGAAGTTGTTCAAGCAGGTGATGCTTCTTTTCAAAATAAAATGAAAGTTATCATACCAAACCTTGATCCTCTAAAGGCAATTGCTTGGATTAAGAATAGAATGACAACCTCTGATGGTGTTCCAGACTATATCTTTTCTACATTAGGACTTAAAAGTTTAGTTGTTAATGATCTTTTAACAATGATTGATCAAACACCTGTCAATGAATCAAAACCTTTTATGTACGCATCAACTCCTAACGAAGCAGAAGATCAGCGAGGGGGAACTAATTACCTTCCGATTCTCAGTTATAACGAAGGTCAAAAAGAAAATATGTTTAAAATGATTGATGATGGTGTCGTTGGTGCTGATTATCAATTTTATGATGCTTTTACCTCGAAGGTTCATAAACATAAATTAGATTTCAAAAAAGATGTAGCAGATTCTCTTCCATCTACAAAAGACAAAGCATATAACTTTGCAGAATACGATATAGATGGAGATGTACTCAATCAACTATCCTCAAAAAGGATAACGCAAATCGGTGGTTCCGGAGCATATAATAATGGACTAGGTTCTTTCAAGTCATACAATGAAGAAAGAAATGGTGCTGATTATGCTAAGAAAGTGATTGGTAACGTGATGAAAGATCATCTACTAAAGGCACCAATCACAATCAAAGTTTCCGGTGTCGGTTTCTTAAAACCACAAACTAACATGACTTTGGGAAATACTCTAAGAATTTATTTCTTAGCAAATAAACCTGCTCATTCTAAAGCAACTAATAACTGGGATCTGAA